TACATTGACAGCAGCAAGTAATGCACCAACAGCACTACCGCCAATGAAAGAGTTGGCGTTCGTATTAGGTAAGTATGGTTGGGATAAGAGGTTTTGTGACCTCACAGAAGAAGAAGTACAAACACTAATATTTGCAATACAGGAATCAACACCGCTAACTAAGGAGATAAACATTGGGAAACTCGAAGAAATCTACTATAAGTCAACAGGCGCTTGGCCTTCTACTTCAATCCCATTCTAATGAAAATCCTGTAGCAGATAGTATTACCAAGGTCGTAGATGATGCGATTGTTGCGAATGAAGAAAAAAGGGAGAGACGCAAGTATATCGGTGCTTCTAGCATTGGTGATGAGTGTCAGCGTAAAATACAATATCGTTATTTAAACTACACGATTGATCCTGATAAAGCATTTAGTGCAAGAACTTTGCGCATCTTTCAGTTTGGTCATGAGATAGAAGAATATGCTTCTAAGTGGTTAAAAGATGCAGGATTTGATTTACGCACAGAACAAAAAGATGGAAAGCAGTTTGGGTTTTCTATAGCAGATGGGGAGATTCGCGGTCACATAGATGGCGTAATCTGTGATGGTCCTGTTGAAATGGGATACCCTGCTCTTTGGGAGTGTAAATCAGCAAATGATAGCAAGTTTAAGGCGTTTGTTCGTCATGGTGTAACTAAAGCAAACCCAGTGTATGCTACTCAACTTGCACTATACCAGACTTATATGGAGCTTTATGAGCATCCTGCGTTGTTTACTGTTATTAATAAAAACACGTCTGAAATATACTATGAGCTTGTACCTTACAATAAGAAGTTGGCTCAAGAGGCAAGCGACAAGGCAGTGAATATCTTGACTGCGGCAAAAGCAGGTGACATTCTACCTCGTATTGCTCACACCAAAGATTTCTTTCTTTGTAAGTTTTGTGAGTTTAGGGAAACTTGTTGGGGAGCAGATCAATGAATATACTGAGCGTTGGCAAGTCACCTAAAGATGTAGCCGAGCGTATTTCGAGAGAAGTGCCTCGTAGCGTACAGCTACAAACATTGATAGATACATATCCAGAAGGCGTTCAAAGGGGTAAAGAATTTTATATTGGATCGCTTCGTGGTGAGGCAGGAAAGTCTATGGTTATCAACATAGATATGCAAAGTCCTTGGTTCTTAAACGGAAAAGATTTCGAATCAGGTGAAGGTGTCGGGGGCATATGCAAGATATTCAAAGAAGGTCGCGGCTATACATTGGCTGAATGCGTTGAATACTTTAAGGAATACATAAGCCCAGACTATGTTGCTCCGCCAGAAAACATTGTTAAGCCGAACAATCCGTCAAACTTTGCAGTTACAACTGCGCAGCAGGGATTTCCACAGCAACAAAAGAGCATGAGCATCAACTCAAGCACAGATTTTGAAGATGAATACAACTATACCGACGAAAATGGCATAGTTATTGTATCAGTTCGTAAGTATTTTGAGAAAAACGCACAAGGTGAACTGATACTCGACGCATCTGGTAAGCCTAAAAAGCAGTTTCGTCAGTTTATGGAAGGTCGCCAAGGCATTCCAGAACCTAGACCTTTATACAATATCCCGAACATTTTGGATTCAGACAAAGTTATTTGGGTTGAAGGCGAGAAATGCGCTGATGCACTTACGTCTCTTGGGTATGTAGCAACTTGCACAATTGGCGGTGCTGGCATGTTGTCAGAAAACACAGCATATAAGTTTGATTTCACGCCGCTAAAAGGAAAAGAGCTGATATTGTGGCCTGATAATGACGCCGCAGGCAAGAAGCTTGCTTCTATTGTTGAAGCTCAAGCTAAAGAAGCAGGCGTAAAGTCTACAATAATTCTTAAAATACCTACCACTAAGTCTGAAAAGTGGGATGCCGCTGATGCCGTGGAAGAAAACTTTAACATTGAGAAGATGCTCAAGAAGAACGAGAGAAGTGTAAAGAAACCAATTAACTTACTTGATGAAAGCCTGTTAGTTGACCAATACTTTGTCGGGTCAGTGCCTGAGCAAAAGTTTCTTATTGGTGATACAATACCTCTTGGAGTTCCGTGTGTATTTGCGGCGGCAGGAGATAGCGGTAAGGGCATGATGACACTTGATTTGGCTATGAAGGTTGCGTCAGGTACATCTATGCAGTCTGCTTTTGGTGGCCTCGTAGCAGAACACGGCGATGTCATATTAATTACAGCAGAAGATGACAAAGACGAAATGCACAGACGTATTTCGCGCCTTGACCCTCAAAGGCATAGAGAAGTCTACAGCCATAAGTTGCGTGTGCTTCCATTGCCAAACCTTGGTGGTGTGTTTCCTATCATGCAGAAGTTCGACAATACATATTTGATGGGCGAAGAGTTCTCGCGGATTTATGATCAGATGCTAGAGATGGAAACATTAAAGCTAATCGTAATTGACCCTATGGCCTCGTTTGTTCACGCAGATGTAAACGCCGATCCGGCGGCAGGAGCTGCATTCATGAGTTTACTTGCACAGATGGCTACTGAAACTGGTGCTACTGTTATGGTTAATCACCATATGGCAAAGATCAAAGACAACGATCCAGTTACAACACCAGAACAAGCGCGTAGTCTTATTCGGGGTACTTCTGCTATTGTTGATGGCGTTCGGTCTGCATTTGCGGTCTGGTCTGTAGATGAAGGTACAGGAAAACAACGCTGTCGTGATCTTAATGTAGAATATACGCGTAATGGTGTGTTTGATGGAGCTGTCGTTAAGTCAAATGGTCCTGCAAATAGAGATATTAGGCATTTTATCCGTAATCCTAACACTGGCCTACTCGAAGATAGGTCACAAGATGTCCGATCTATAACGATGTCACAATCTGTTCGGGATAGACTATCGCATATTGTTGAGTTTGTTAGAATTAGAGAATTAGATGGTCGTGCTGTTACACATGGTGGTGTTAATAGTGGTATATTCCATGCTATTCGTGAGTCGGAAGCTATTGAGCCTTGCGTTGTCTATTTGCAAGGCGCAGGCGGTCAAACAACTATCAAAAAAGCCGTTACTGAAGCTCTCGCTATGGGAATGATACGAAAGTATGCACTATCAACAGGTGGGGAAGAAAAGTGGCTTGGTGCTATGGATGGATCACTCGCTAGAGGTGAGTATGAGCGTCAAACAGGTCGAGATAACATTTGACAATCGTGGGAAATTATGGCAATAATCCCATCTTTAAGGAGAAATAAAATGATTCACATTTTTAAAGATAAGAAACCCACATTGGAAGAGGCGCAGTCTCTTGTAGATGGGTATGTTGAAATGGTTCGTTCACCTATTCATGAAGATATTCAAATCCTCGTTAATGAAGAAGGGTTATTGAAAGGACTAGACTATAATAAGGAAGCATCTGAAACTTATGGAACGGGCATTGTAGGCAATGCAGTTGTTCTTAAAGGCGATGCTAGGTGGGACTAATGGATAAAATTCCACAAAAAGTTGTTGATAAGTATCAAGATGTCTATAAGCAGCTTTGGGAAATTCAAATGAAGAAAGATCGCAAAGCTAACCCAAAGCTTGATTCAATATCGCCTAACTATAAAAAAAGAAGAGCATCGTTTCACATCGTTAAAGATGAAATCAGTGAAAAAGAGCCGAAAGCCCTTACAAAGCAAGCAACTACAATAAATATGCTGTTGCTTCGGGGCTTCGGGATTAAAGAAATATCAGCAGTTATACATACTTCTGAAAAAGCAATCGTAAAGATTAAAGATAAATACGAGCTGCCTAGAGAAAATTAACGCGCTACGCCAAACGGGCCTTGCTGCATTCCATAACCTGAGAAATTGTTCGAGTTACCATACTGCTGCGGCTGGTACGGGTTCGACATCGGGGCAAAACTACTCTGACCACCATAACTCTGACTCATTCCGTATCCGCCGTATTGTTGCGGCTGGGGATAAGGCTGTTGATAAGGACTTTGCTGGTATCCGCCACCCATCATTCCGTATTGCTGGTAAGGTGATTGCATTGGCTGCTGTCCGTAACCCGAATAATTCATAGGCTGCTGCATTCCATAATTCTGCTGCG